CTTACTACTCCATCTTCGATATGTAATTTGCGTGTATCAGTTTCTTCGTTATAATCCCAGTCAGGATTTATGGCATAATTTGCCGCACAATCTTTGAGTGTTCCTATATCTAATCCTCTTTCTGATGCGTCTTTAATAGATTCCCAGTCTAATTGTTTTTTCGGATATGCACCAACAATAATGTCTTTATCATGTTGTAACATATGCAATATATCCATAGCATCGAAATTAATATCTGCATCGATAAACATCATATGTGTTGCTTCTGGATTAGCCATGAAGTATGCAACCATATGACATCTTGCACGTGATATTAAACTCTCATTTGCTGAGGTCGTTAATGTATATGGAATATCATATTTTGTGAACATCATGTGACCTTTAGTCCATGACCTAAAATATGGTTCTGAAATTTGTCCAGCGTAACAAGGTGTACAATAATGAACGTGTGTCTTTTTGATAAAATTTAAGTCAATATCTTTTCTATATTCAGCCAACTTATCTACTATTGCCATCGCTTACCTATTTTTCTTGTTGATTTTGTGCATTCTTCAATCGTCTTTGATTTTGTATCCATTTTTTCGCATGAGGATTTGAAGGTGGTCGACTTAGAAATGCAGTAACATTCTTCTGAACTTTGTCAAAGTTTTTCTTTCTTTCTGGGTCTTCTAATCCACCGTTATTATCAACGATTTGAAACTTTCCTTTACCAAACAACTGTTGAAACTTCATCATATTGGTTTGAACATCATTCCACATTCTTTCTACTTCTTCTGGCTTTAGAGTTCTTTCTCTATTCAAGTTTCTTTCTTGTGCAATGTCTAAACTTGTATTCACAAAAACCATCATACATGAGTAGCCCATTTGTGTTAGTTTTTCTACAGCACCCGATATCTTATCTAAGTTTCTTCCTGTTCCGTCAATAATAATACCCAATCTACCATCTAAGTACATCTGCTCTCTTTTAGCAGTAACTTCTTTTGCTCTATTGCGAATTTCTTGACCTTGGTCAGAATAGATAACATCTGGGTCACCATAATCTAATCCTGCTTTTTTCATCTTGTATTCGTAGACATCATCTGAGTTGACGGGTCTTAGACCACCACCTTTCAGAATGGGTGAATTTGCGATACGACTTTTGCCACTTCCTGGACCACCAGCCATAAACACTGCTTTAAAGATATGAGGGTCATCGACACCTTCTTCAACACTACCAATTATTTCATTTACTCTCATAATATATTCCTAAAATTACAACTTTGTAGTATTTATCTTAAAGTTTGTGATTATCTTACTGAATAGTATAACATTAATACAACTGGCTGTCAATACTATTCCATTCGGTTTCTACTGCATTTTTAGAAGAAACTGCATTATTATATGTACGAGTTTGTGCTGGTCTTATACGGGCATTATATTGAAGTCTAAGTTTTGCTTCTGTTACTTTATTTGGTATACCACCAGCAGTCCAGTATTTGAATGCTTCCGCATATTGATTTGTTAGATTTTCTACTCTTACTTGGTTATCATATTGAATATCAAGTAATTGTTTCAATCTACTCTTTAGTGAAGTTTTGTTTGTAAAATTCTTAGTATTCAAAGCAGAACGCATTTCACTCATTAATGCCCTTGAATCTCTTGTATAGTCTAATTGTTTTGGTTGCCATTCTCTTACCATTGCTCGAACTTGCAGTGAAACTACTTCTCGGCTCTTCATTGCTTCTGATTCTCTTTCTTCAACTGTTGCCTGTCTTGTTGCACCAATACGCTTCATAAATTCGTCCATAGTTTCGCCGGCTTTTCTTGTTGGCATTAATTCTTCATCAAAACTACTAGATGATGTTGCTTCTGATGTAGTTGTGTATGTAGTATTAGATGATGGTCTTGATTTTGGACGAACAGATGTTGTTTCTGCTGAAGAATGTAATACAGAATCATTTGTAGTATATTCTTTTGCCGCATCTGTAAATGGTGATTGAGGTACACCAGCCTTTAACAATGCTTCGGCTTCTGCCGCTGAAAGTTTCTTTGTCACTTCATCTGGATTTGCTCTCTCATCTATAGTTGTTGGTATACTATGAGGATTACCATGTCCTAATGGCTGATTTAGTTCAGCAATCGCACCTTGCATGGCAGGTGAGCCTGTATTTTTCAATACATTTTGTTTACAAGGGTCAGTCGCCGCACTTCCAATAAGTAATGCTAATGCTTTTCTTATAAGAGAGGCAGCCATATCGGCAAGAGAAGCAATCTCTGAGGCGATTTGATTAGTGATATCACCAATCGCATTGATAATTTTTCCAACTAGAGGTGATAATTGCTGTAAAATCGTTGCTATTCCACCAGTAATCAATCCAATTACACCTGCAATTCCAGTTGCAACGACACCACCAGCACTTGTTAATGCTGAAAGTATACTTGATAATATTGCTGGAATACCTGTTGAATTTACCAAAGAAATTATATCACCAATTGCTGTTTCAATAAAATCTAAAGTACCGTCAAATATACCACCTAATATTCCCATTATTTGATTGAAGAAACCACAAGGGTCACCTTGTTCACCAAACTGTGCATTCATACTAGATAAAGAATTTGCATCTTCAAGTGTTTTTGGCAAGTTTGCTGTTTGATTATTCGTGTGATTACTTAATGATGAATACATTGTAGTACCCAACGCAGTTAATCCTGCAATTTTTATAATATTATCTAAGTCTACACCTGTTGCTGATAAAACTCCTGCAACAACTAGTGCCCTATTGGCATCGCTATATCCACTAAAACCGCCAGCAAGTAATCCTGCATTGATAGAACCTTGTGATGTGCCCAAGTTAGAAAACAGTGAACTTCCGTAAGTTGACCTAGCCGCATAAGGATTAGTAAATGTATTAGCATCAATTTCATCTGCTATTGTGTTTAATGCTTTTTGTCTATTATACTGATGTTGTCTTGCTTCTAACTGTGCCATTTCTAATGGTGTTAGATTTGAGGCGTTTACTGCTTCAGAATATTGCTTCGGTGTCAGATTTGTATTAGAAAATGACAATGCTCCGCCACCATTCGCTACAAATAATTGATATAGTCTTTCGATTTCTGCTTCACTAGCCATTATTACATTCCTCTTTTAAACCAATCACTTTCTTCTGTTCTACGTGTAGTAAGTCCAGGAAGAGATTGTAATACGCCATTTACTGTTGCTTTATCATATAGCAACATAGCATCTGCGATTTCGGCATCTGTACGAGTTCCGCCATTAGTTACTTGGTTAAGTGAACCAGTGCCTAAATTAAATACGAAACTAGTAAGAGCATCAATTTGGTCAGGAGACCAATTGCGATTATTATTAGCAGAATAGGTAGCAACAAAATTTCTACGTTGTGTTAGGTCTTCGTTTAATCTACGTACTGCTTCTTCTTCTGTTATACTTTCTGTAGGACTTAATGCTTCTGTTCCATAACCATTAGTATATTGTTTGTGGTCCCAGAATGCATTTGGACTAAACTGTTCTTTAGACTTTATGTAATCAGTTAAATCATTAGGAACACTTGAGAACGCTTGTGCAGGTGGATGATGGTTTATAACTCTTGGTTCTACACCTGGTGTACCACCACCATTAATATAAACTTTATCTGAACCTGATGTAATTATAACGCCACAAGAATGAGCATCTCCTACTCTTCCTGCAGGGCTAGAGTTTATATAAACGTTTGATGAACCTTGTACTAATTGAGTAACATGTGGAACACAACCTACTCTTGGTTTTGGAACACCGTGTGGTTCAGTTTGGTCAGTAACTCGATATGCTTGTAGATTTTGAATGATAACGTCAGAACTACCGGCACCACATCTTTCTTCGCCACAAGGATTGTGGGCAGAAATAGGGTCAGTTGTTCTAGCGGCCTGTGGCATTACGTTATCAAGCCTCCTTTCTCTGGAGTGATGATTGCTGAAGTTGCCTGAGAATATGAATCTGCTGTATCTTTTCTAGTCTTTAATACTGAAATAATCTTATCTGATTTAAAGTGAACTTCTTTCTCACTATCACCAGTTACCGTAAAGGTTTGAAACGCCGCACCTTTTGGTCCCATTGCGATAGTCAATGGTTTAGTAATAACAGTTGAAGTCGTATCTTCAGACACGAATTTACCTAAAATTTCTTGTCCTGTTTGTAAGTATAAAGTTACAATGTCACCGCTTTGATATGTGTTTTCTTTTAGCATTTTGTTTGTCCGTTGTTGTTATATGTATTTATTTAGTCAGAAACTTCGCACTTAATCATTTTCTATTCTTAAGGTGCTGTTCTATGTCATTATACACAGTTCGTTCCATAATGTCAATATCGTCCTTAATATCTTCATATTTTTCGACTTTGCCATTTAATCTGTTCAGAACATAACCGTCCATATGGGCAACTAAGTATATTTCACCGCCTTCCGTTAGGTCTAATATTAGCCATATTTCTGGGTTATGTTCTGGGTAGGAGTGGTATAGAGTATAGAAACATCCTAATCCATTACCACTATTCGTATAGAATTCTTCACTGATGTATTCCCATACATCTGGCCAAGTCTTCACATCATCGTAATTGAATCCATTGCTATGATAAGGAAAGGCTTTCCACCAATTAACGATTTCTTGTAGAGTTGATTGTGTTAATTCTTCTTGTAGTTTTAATCGTAATTGTCGCCATTCATAAAGCAATATTGCTTTATCTCGCATTTACATCGTCCATCTTTTTACTGTATAACTAATCTCAGTGAAATTACTTGCGTCTTGTGTGTAATTTATTTCTAAATCATCACCATTGATTACTGTCTGGAATTCGATATTTGAAAATTCATCATCTTCCTGTACAATAGTATCAGTGTTCAAATCTTGCCATATCTCTGTGTTTTCATCAGTTATATTCACTTTGGCAATACCTTGTGGCACACCATTAATAACTCTGATTGTTCCAACACGAACAAACATATTTGCACCATCTGATTGTTTCAAAGAATAATCAATGAAGAAAGATGTACAATCTGCTTTCTTATATTTTAAGAATGTACCAATTTGTTTTACAGTACCTGTTCCAATAGGAGTAGTTGCGTTTGCATAAAATCTAGTACCCACTGAACTATCTGTTGCACCGTTTAATGTAAAGTTTGTTGTTCCTGCTACCACGATTTCATACTGCTTTCCTTCTAAACAAGCAGTTGCGTTAATTGTAGTATCAACGACATTTAACGTTTTCTTATATAAATCTGAACGCAATCCTGTTGCGGATGAATAAGACTTTAAATGTTGATTAGTAAATAATTGATTTCTGGACTCTTCAGTGATAACTTCTACGTTTCTTCTTTTATGACCAAACAAGCCAATCTTAGTATCTGTACCACCTGTTACTGATATTGATTCAACCGACGGGCTTAATGTTGCATAATTAGGAGTACTTACACTACCGAAGTAGTAAAATGCTTCGTTATCTGGTGCAGTTGCGTAAGGTTTTGCTCCTGTGCCTTCCTGTTGTATAGAAAAGTAATCTGAATTTTCATCAACATCAACCACAACTGTAGTATTACTACCGCTAACTGATGAAGATTTTATTGTTCCGTTTGCATAAACATCCCAACCACCATTTGCCGCTACTGTATTAGCGCCATTATCATAAGTTGCGATACCATTTCCTAGTCCACCACCAGTTGCAGTAAATACTGTTCCTACCATAAGAGATGATGCAGTACCAGTACCTTGATAGTTTGCAACACCAGTACCTGAACCAACACCTGATGCTGTAAATAATGTACCAACACTATTGTTAATTGCACCTATTAATGTAAAGTCTGTATTTCCTTTTGTACTAATTGTGTACTGTCTGCCAACTACAAATGAGCCTGCATTAATTTCTTCTACACCTACGTTATCTGCGGTGAATACTGTAGCAACGTTATTATTAGCCGCACCGAATTGAGTAAAGTCTGTAGTGCCTTGACTTACAATTCTATAAGAAGTACCAACTACAAATGAACCTGCTGTTGTGATTGCTGGTGCTCCAGCGGCTTCCCAGTTTGCTTGGATTTTTGATGATACGTAAGTAGCATTACCTGTTCCTGTACCTGGACCTGTAGCCGTAAATACAGTACCAACAGTGCTATTAGCCGCACCAATTAATGTGAAGTCTGTAGTACCAGGAGTGGCGATTGTATATTCTGTACCAGTTACAAATGAACCAGCAGTTACGGTAGTGAGTGTGTTAGTTCCTAATGATGTTATTGTATATTCTGTGCCAGTTACAAATGAACCTGCATTTACTGGTAAAACACTTTGTGTAAAACCGATTGCAGTTGCATCTGCTTCTGTAGGAAAAGTAACATTTAGTTCTAAACCGTCAATTTTTGTGAATACAAGTTTATTACCATTTGAATTTAAAGTAACTTCTACGTTTGCAACTTTAATTGCCGCATTAGTTTGTAGTGTAGTTAATAATGCAGATGCAGACACACCAGTAACACTAATAGTTTCGCCTTCAACTGTAAATTCTGAAGTGATTGAAGTTAGATTTGGGATTAAATTTGGTGAGACAAGTTTTGTTGGTGTCTTCTTGTACTGTGTTAAAAGTTCACCTAAGTTAAATGTGGCTGTATTAGTATTGAAAACAATTGTTTGAGAGTACGTATTTAACGCAGTCATAATATTATCAATTTCGCCTGCTGGGATATCAGCAACAACTAAATCTTCATCTATTGTTAAACCTACCACAGGGCAGTCGGCACTATCTAGCCAGTTTTGGATAGTAGCATGTGCATTAGCAAAAGGGTCAAAGCGTATTTCGTTTACTGCTTCTTCAATACCAACATATAATTGGTTAGTGTCAGTCGTGTATCCTAGTTCTCCAGGTGATAATATCTCACCTGATAGTTCAACACGCTTGCCTCTTCTTAATAATATTTTTACGTTTGTTGCCATTTTTAACTCCCATTATTACATGTATTTATCAAAATACGCTTGGACCTTGCCAGCCCATTGTCTTGCATAATGTTCATAGTCTTCTGTGTCAACAACAAATTCCTGATAGTTACCCATGTTATCTGCTTCTGCATCCCAGCCAATCATCATAATAACAATTGTTTTTATATCAGTTCCATAGATTTGATTATGTGCTTCGGCATATGCCGCACCTTGTAAGAAGTAATCATCAATCCATTCTCGTTTCTTTGGTTTACGAGTTGTTTTGAAATCGATGATTGCTGGTTTGCCTTCGTATACGCCAACACAGTCTGTTGTGCCTGCATATAGTCCGGGATAATATAGAGGTACTTCTGTTCCCCATACTTCATCTACTTTAGATAGACCTTTATCAATAACAATCTCTGACAGTTCTCTTGCCATCTGATGTATTAGATTTGAACCATTAGGTCGGTCTTCTTCTAGTATATATTTTTCTAAATGTAAGTGAACTTGTGTTCCGATACCAGTAGCAAGTCGCATGATTCTATCTGCCTCTTCATTACCGACACGTTTGCGCCATTCAAATAAAGCAGATTTATCTTTTAATGCATCAAGTACGGTAGTAACACTAGGCAAAGGTTGACCGTCGGGCGTTTGATAATGCCGACTGCCTTTGATGTTTACTCGTTCTAAGGGATTATAAGTGAATTTTTCATTAAGCATAGTATTATTATACTATACTTTGAGATAGAAAGCAAGAGAATATTAAAGTTTTTCTTTGATTTCTTCGATTAGTTTTGCTTTAGTGTGGCGTCTGTCTAATTGAATACCTAGATTTTCTTCAGCCCATTCATCGATTTGCTTCTTAGTCATTGATTGAAAATCAACATCTATCATGTCTGCAACTGGTTCTACTTCTGTTGCAATTGTTTCGCCGACTGCAATTGATACGATTTCACTAGTTGCTACTGCGTTTGCTAAATCTCTGGCTTCATTTTCTGCAACACGACCCATAAATTCACGGTGTCTTTTAGCAGATTCAACTTCTTTTCTAATCTGCTTCTTTGCATCTGAAAGACCTGCTAATGCATCGTCTTTTTTATCTAAGTTTTTCATGTGTTTTGCCATCTCTGCTTTAGAGATTTCTTTAACGCCGCCTTTAACTATAAATGCCATTATTTTTTCACCTTCTTTTTCGCTGTTTTGACTGCCAGTTTGCGTACTGAGTCTTTATCAGCCTTGTCACTTTTATTATATTTAGAATCTAACTCAATAGTATCTACAGTGACTTTAGATATATATTTACTATTAGATAATAAATCTACCATTGACTCTGCATTCAAAGAATATCCCATACCTTCTAGTTCACGGACCATCATGTCCATGGGTATAGAAGGAATATCATTTGCCTTCAATGAAACGAGATAAGCATTAATATCGCCCATTAACTGAGCATCATAATTTGCCTTCTCTAACAGAAGTCCACTAATTTTCATATTAGTCTCTTTCTTCTCTACCTAATGGATTTGATTCTTCGCCTGATGCTGATTCGTCACCACCAATTTCTGCTGTAATGTCATCAACAAAGTCATCACCCATATCGCCACCAAGTTCAACATCACTCATGTCATCAGATGATTTTTCGCCTGATAGTACTAAAGTTGCATCTTGTACTGCATCTTTAGCCGAACGTGCTTGACCTAATAGCCCGTTAATCGCATCGTCAACTGAACCTTTAAACGTTGCCGCTTGGTCAGGACCATGTGAGTATGCCATTTCGTCTGCTAGTGGACCGATTTGGTCGTTTTGAATTTTGCCTAGTTTCTCAATTACGTCTTGTAATTCATCAACAATGCCTCTTGCGGCCATTGTGATTTCTGCCTCAGCCGCATCAACTTCAAGTAGAGCGTTTAACTCTTCCATTAAAGTCTTTTCTAAGTTAGTTTTTTCCATTTTATTTCCTTGGTTATTAAATTTAATTACATTCCGTAATATTCGGATGATTCATCCCAGTTGTCTAGTACTTCTTTTAATTTATCATGCATTCTCACCAATTCGCCTGTACCTGCTTTGTCACCATTATTAAAGAAACCAGCACTGTTTTGGCTTCTGTACTCAATAGCCATTTCTAGTGTTTTCATTGTGTCTTCTAAATGACCCTTTGACCTAGACAATTGTGAATCGTTTTTCCATCTATGATGTTCAGGACTTGCTTCTTTGGCTTCTTCTACTTCTTCTGCCTCTGGACTAGCGTTACTGGTAGTTGTATCGCCAGTCTCTGGTAAGTCCAACTCTTCAGTAACCTCTTCGTGCTTGTATGAAGATGATGTATCTTCGCCATGGGCTTTTAATAATGAAGTGATTGTTTCAATCATAAGCATATTTTCCATATACTTTTGACTCATATAATCTTCTTTTTTCAATTGAACTTGTTCTGCTTGTAATGACTGCTTTGCTTCTTCTAAAGTAGCCATATCTCCATCAACTTCATATCCAAAGTTCTTCTTCAGATATTCGTTCATACGAGAAGAAACATGGATGTCTGTCGAGTTAAAAAATTTGTTGTCGTTTAAGTTCATAATAAATCCCAATATTAATGCATATTACATGTATTTATCTTTTTAATACATAATTCTATTTATGCACTAATTTAATACTCTATTAAAGGATTATATTTTCGTAAAGATTAGTTATTTTACGCTTGGCTTTGCCTGCTTCATGCTTTGATTGTGAGAATCTTGCTTGTGCAATATCCATTCTACCTTCATTAACTGCTCTTTTGGCAACTTGGTATGAATGTTTATGCTGAACAGCGTTACTATAATGACGGTCAAATAATTCATTAATTTTAATTATTTCCATAATTTCTGGTGAATTAATTGTTTTGCCTTCATTTAGATGATTAGCAATACAACAGACTGTTTCATACAATTTGATACTTTCAAATAGTACAGAATCACTACGAGTATCTAAGATATCGTATCTATCATCTGCATTCTTTTCTACTGAAAATGCACCAACTTTGACACCTTTTTCAGTTTTAGTAGACTCTGTGATTGTCTTCTTTACCTTATGTGCAACACTAGTAGTTGCTTCACTGAAACCTTTCATAATCTTCGCCATAGCATCAACGTCTGCACGTTTTACGCCAGGTGATAAATCGATTGGTGCTTGTGAGTTAGGTTCAGAAGATGTTTCTTCTTGTAATTTAACAGTTTCGCCATTCATAACTTTCATTAGATTGGCCATCATGTTTACATCTTTTTGACTTGGTACTGACATTTAGAACTCCATAGTTGTTAAACAGTTTTATATCCACGCACAGTTGGAACTAACACGCCTTTATGTGTTAATTTCTCTGCCAGAACTTGTTCTCTTCCTGACAATTGCGATTCATTTACGTAATCACCTTCTGAGAAATATTTAGTTATTAAATCTTCCTCTTCCTCAGTAATCATTACAAATAATCCACCTAATATTTCTTTTAACTTCATTCTTGCTCTCTATTAAGTTTATTAAGTAAATTTCTAAACTGCATCCTAGTATCTGGGTTCATTGCCAGTTGGTCTAGGTTGGCGGCTTGATGTGCCAATGCTTGTCGCTGAACAGGTGTTAATACTTTGCCCTGTTCTGCGTTATCAATTGCATTTGCGGCCATCTGTGCTGTTGCACCGCCTAAATTATCTGTGCCAAGTCTTTGCATGGCTTGTGTTCTTTGTGTCTTTAATTTTTGAGCCGCGGCTTTCATATCCGTTGCCGATGGTTCTGCTTGTTGTTCATCGTCAGGACCTTGTGAGCCTGTACTGTATGCTTCTGGAACTTCCATATCGATTTTATGCATGTTTTCACTATCTAACATTTTCCATGTTTCGTAGTCTATATACATGTCAGTATCTGGGTCATAATAACTACCCTCTTTCGGGTCATAGTATACAACCTTACCAGATTTAGTCATAATTGGACCTTCTAGTCCATCTCTTGCTATATATTTTTCTCTGTCCATAGCAGGAAGTTCTGACCAACCTTCTGTCAATCCCATCATACTTTTAATTGTACTTGCATCTTTAGATTTTAAAGCAGACATCACTTTAACATAATCAGAAAAATTTAAAGTTTTCATTCTTTTTTGTACGTCTTCTACTGGAGAATCAATAAGAGAAGCAATATCTTGGAATCTATCCTCGATGCCTTCTTTAAACATTGTTTTTTCTATTTCATTCTTTAATGACATTTTATTCTCCGTTATCTTTTATTTAGAGATTTTAATCTCTTACTCGCTGGATTCATTCTGCGAGTCATTTTTGCCTTACGTTTCATTCTAGCACCCATTTTTGCTTTTGTTCGTGCTAATGTGAAACGTTTCTTCATATTAACAGGTTTAAAACAAGCACCAGGTGTTGAGACTGTTTTGCCCTTAAGTCTGCCAGAACCACATCTATACTTACGGACGATTGTGCGTCCTTTTCTAGCATAAACTAGTTTGGCTTCATATATCTCTTCTGCAATCTCTTCAAATAACATTGTAAACTCTTAAAATATTTTAAACATCTGTGCAAATAAGGCAATAAGCATTGTTGAAAACAGGGTAGATGCAGTCCACATAACCATCTTTTTTAGTTCGCTGAACCCTTTATCCATCTCAACTTCCTGCTTTTCAATTTTGTCATTAATATCTTTTAATGACTTATTGAAGTGGTGGTATCTTTCATAACATACTGCCACATGTGTCTCTAAACTCTCTGCTTCCAGATGTGCTAGTTTTGGTTCTTTCTCTGACATCTTCGCAACTCCCTAATTAATATTCATTAATTGTATTTATCATTTGGTGCCAGAAATTATGTCCAACCACAACAAAAAAAGAGGACTATGTCCTCTTTTATTAAAATTAATTAGGAATAATTAGTTTAAAGTATATCAGACATTACAAATTCTATATTTGATGCCGATAATGCAACACCATCAATTGTTATGCCGTGAATTAATTCTTTTAGAATGAAAACATCATCAGAGTTTCGTTTAAAAACGTCTGCATGTTCTACTGCAAATTTAAAAACAAATCCTGAACCTGTCAGTGTTGGTGCTAGTCCGCCTAACGTGACTGATAATGGATTATTCATAATAACAGGTTGTGCTACCAATGATACGATATTAACAATATCATCTAAATTTTGTTGTGACTGGTCTAATATATCACCAGTGTGTGTAATATCTAATCCCGATACATACATTGTATAGAAGTTAATGTTACCTGATACTACTTCACTTGCCGATGCGGCTCCGTTTGTTCTTGCCATTTTATTTCTCCGAACTCTTGTTAATAGTATTTATCTAAATTTACAGTATAATTAAACTGTATCACTATCACTTATAAGACCTCTATCTAAAGTATATGATGCTGTATCAGTGTCAGTAATAGAACCGTAATCTGCATTAAATACTTCACTATCAGTAATTAATCCGTTGTCTCTGGAATCATTTGATGGAGTCAAGCCACCAAGTTTAACCCAAGATGCACCATTGTAACCTTCAAAAGCATCTATGTCAGAATTAAAACGCATCATACCAACAACACCTGTTCCTGGTCTTTGTGCTGTTGTGCCAACTGGCATAACGATAGCACCAGTTGGTGTCATCTGTGTTCCGTTTAGTACAGGACTAGTTAAAGTTTTATTTGTAAGTGTTTCAGCACCTGTTAAAGAAACAAAACTATCACCTTGCATAGCAGTATTAAATTCTGTTAGTGTGCCTGAAAGTGTATTAGAATCTAAATCAATTGATTTATTAGTTAACGTGTTTGTTGTTGCAAGACCAACTAAAGTGTCTGTTGCATTTGGTATTGTGATTACATTATCTTGTGTTGGGTCAACAACTGTTAGAGTTGTTTCGTATTCATTTGAAGTTGCGCCTTCAAACTTTAAAGTATTTTGAACTTGTATCTCTGTTGAGTTTACTGTAGTAGTTGTACCTTGAACTGTTAAGTCGCCAGTTACAGTTAAGTCAGAAGCAGTTGTGATGCCTGACCAAGAGTTTGATGTGCGAAACTTTACAGTGCCATTTGTGGTATCAAACCAAATGTCATTTGTGTTTATTGTGTATGTACTACTCGGGTCTGCATCTCCTTGATAGAAGGTGGTTCCAGATTTTCCAATTTTAAAGTAAGGGACACTGGTCCCTTTTGCGTTAATTGTTACAGCCATTTTCGTTCCTCAACGTCGGTTATTTCATGTCAGCCCTAATAAATTAAGTCTGTCGTTAAAGATTTTAGTTCTGTAAGTATTTATCAAATATACTAATATTACTCTAGTAACACTTTGGCTATAGACAAAAAAAAGGGGAACACTAAGTCCCCCTTTCTATTATCACTATGATGGTGATAGTTATTATAAATTACTCACAAATTAGATTTGCTTGTACTCTACTGTAACAATCACTGCACCAGTTGTTGGTGAAGCAGATGCGCCGCCATTCTGGATTGTACCAGTAATAGTTGCACCACCTGTTGTTGCATCTTCAAAACCTAAGTCAACAATGTATAAGCCGCCTTCAGAAAGGTCAGCATCACTTGTTGCCATTAGAGTATTTGTACCGTCAGAAACAACTAACTCATCAGCACCAACAAACGCGGCAGTAACTTTAGCAGTAACACGTTTTACATAGTAAGACTTGCCTGCAACGTTAGCCATTGTGCCGATTGTGAATGATGAAGAACCGTTAGCAGAGAATGCCACACGTCTAGTACCAGAAGAACCTGAAGTTGACGCTTTGTCATCTACATATTCTTTAGTTGCTAGAGCCGCATCAGCCGCTGAAGACATGTCATAGCCATTTGGTGCAAGTATAATACCATTACCTTTTGGTGCTAATGTCATGTTGACGTTTGTACCACCAGCCATTGCTAGTTCTACACCGCCAGTTCCGTTAGTTACTGTTAAAGAGTCAGTTGCTGAAGCAGTCTCTACGAAAGTAGCGATTGCTGTATCATCTGCACCTTTAATTTGAACGTTTCCGTCTGCTGAACCACCGTTACCACCTTTAATGACAACCGCACCAGAGGCGTTACCGCCTGTACCGTTACCACCTTTGATGATTAAGTCACCAGCATCACCGCCAGAAGCATCACCGCCAGATACTGTTAGGTCTGTATCGTCTTCACCTTGAATTAAGGCTTCGCCAGATTGACCAACAATAAATACGTCACCGCCACCTTGGCCTTGTAGATACATATCTACAGCACCAGATGCCGCCGCATTTTTGGCTGTTAGTGTTACTTTGCCAGTACCGTTAGTAATTGCGATATATTCACCAGAACCTGAAGTAACGCCAGAACCGTCTAACGCAACTACACCAGTTGAATTACGTACATGTTGTACATATTCCATACCTAATGCAGAACCGTCTGAAGTCATAACTTTATTATCAGAACCTGCTGAAGTGATACCTGTACCACCGTTTGCTATTGGCATTGTACCAGTTACGTCAGCAGTCAAATCGACTTTTGCATAACCTAGAGTACCGCCTGCACCAACTTTAAGAACAGTTGAGTTAGCACCTTTTGCCATCTCTGTTACTGTACCTGAACCACTGTTTAACATGATAGATGAAGCCGCGAATGCTGAAGTATCAGTACCCGTACCACCCATGCTTGCCGCAAGGTCAGTTGCTAGTGTCATTTCATTTACAGTCAAATCATTAACTGTTAGGTCAGCCTTAGCCGCGCCTACAGTAAGTTCGAATGCATTTGAAGTTTCGTTCCAAAGAACAACAGCATTATCATCATCACCACGCTCAATCGTAATACCAGCATCAGCAGTAGCCGAACCAGTTGCGTTTGAGTTAAGAACAATGTTATTATCTTCGATATTTACAATCTCAGATAAAGTTGTAGTTACTGAACCAGAAACTGTCAAGTTACCAGTAATTGAAGCATTACCTGTTACAGACAATGAACCAAGTGTTGTATCACCTGCATCTAGGTCGTTGGAACCGAAGTCACCAGCAACACCAAATGTTGCAGTAGTGTCTGACAATGTTAACTTCGTAGAAGTTGCATTATCATCCATACCAGTTGATTCAAAAGCAGAAATAACGCCACCATGTACTTTATCACCAGAAATCTGGTTAGTACCTAGTGTTAGAGTACCTGAAGATACATCTAATGTACGTCCTGCACCAACAGTAATATCATAACCAGTCATTGTGTCGGTAGCGTCACCGGCCAATGAAGCGTTAGAAATAGTACCACCGTGGATTGAGTCACCTGAAACTGAGTCAGCACCTAGTGTTAGGGTTTGACCTGATAAGTCGATTGATGTTCCTGAAATAGAACCACCAGTAATACCAACATTACCTGAGTTTAGGTTAGTCGCTGTAACTGTTGTCATGCCAGTAGCAGTACCACCAGTTAATGTCGCTGAAGCAGATGCTAATGTTGAGAATGTACCAGCCGCTGATGATGTTGCACCAATAGTTGTTCCATCAATAACACCGCCGTTAACGTCAACGTCTGTGAATGTACTTGTACCTGATGAAGTAATGTTACCAGTTACGTTACCAGTTACTGCACCAGTATGAGTACCAGCAGTATCACCAGTTACGTCACCAGTTAAATCACCTACGAATGACGCAGATGTTACAGTAGTCAAGCCTGCAAGACTTGCCGCTGTATCACCAAGGTTAATCGCAGTTGAACCAACAGTAAATGAACTATTTGATAATTTAGCATTACCAATTGAACCTGCTAACATTGTGTTAGTTACTGTTCCAGTGTCAGTTGTATAAACACCGTTAGTTACTGTTCCAGCATTGCCAGAAACATTACCTGTTACGTTACCTGTTAAGTTACCAGTTACATTACCAACAACTGCACCAGTATGAGTACCCGCAGAGTCACCAGTTAAGTCACCAGTTACATCACCAGTTACATCACCTGTTACGTCACCAGTTAAATTACCAGTTACGTTACCTGTTACGTTACCAACAACTGCACCAGTATGTGTACCAGCAGAGTCACCAGTTAAATCACCAGTTACATCACCTGTTACGTTACCAGTTAAGTTACCAGTTACGTTACCAGTTACTGCACCAGTTAGGTCACCTGTAAGTGTTGAAACTTTTAAGTCACCATATGAAGCACCAACTTTTAGTTCGAACTCATCTGTTGTCTCATTCCAGTTGATAAGTGCATCATCCGCTGTACCACGGTCGATAG